TCACAAAACATAACGGTGGAGTGAATGAGCAAACTGACCACAAAGCAGCGTAATCGTCTGGCAGACTCCGAGTTCGCGCTTCCTGAACAGCGGAAGTACCCTGTGGACACTAAGGCCCGAGCCGTCAACGCCAAAGGCCGAGCCGAGCAGGCTGAGAACGCCGGCCGTATCAGTTCCAGCCAGAAGGCCAAGATCGACGCCAAGGCCAACAAGGTGCTCGGCAAGATGGGCGATGACTTAGCGCCGAGGAAGCGCAAGTGAGCGCCATCGCACGGCTTATCATGAGGGCAACGGCTACACTGATAGGCTAAGCCTATGACTAAAGTAGATTCCAATAGTCAGAAGAAAGGGAAAGGCGGCAGCAAGCCTGGGGAGCGCCGTGGCGGGCGTAAGAAGGGCACCCCCAACAAGTTCTCCAGCGACGTCAGGCAGATGGTCCTAGAGGCCCTCAATGGTGTTGGCGGGGTTGAGTACCTGCAGGCGCAAGCGGCAGCCAATCCGTCAGCGTTCATGACGCTGGTTGGCAAGGTGATCCCAAAGGAGATTACCGGGGCTGGCGGAGATCCGCTGTTCCAAGGCGTTAAGTTCATCGGCGTCGAGGTCGAATGAAGCTTGAAGTCCACATCCCTGCGAAGCTCAGGCCGCTGGCCAAGGAGATCCGCGGGGATCGGTATCGGCATATCATCCTGCGCGGGGGGCGCGGCTCTGGGAAGTCGTGGGGCATTGCCCGGGTGCTTGCTGCCGTGGCCTACGCCATGCCTCTACGCGTGCTGTGCACCCGAGAGACGCAGAAATCGATCAAGGAATCGAGCTACCGACTGATCGCTGACCAACTGCAAACGCTGGGGCTTGGCCAAGCCTTCGACGTGCAAGAGAAAATCATCCGTGGCGGTGCCGGGAGCGAGTTCTCGTTCGTCGGCCTGAAAGAGCACACGTCCGACAGCATCAAAAGCTACGAAGGCTATGATATTGCTTGGATCGAAGAGGCCCACGCGGTCAGTGATAAGTCGGCCAATGTCCTGATTCCGACTCTGCGCAAGCCCGGGTCAAAGCTGATTTGGTCCTATAACCCCGACCAAGAGGACGACTATGTCCATGTCCTCGCCAACTCGGGGCGTAAGGATGTGTTGGTCATCGACATCAACTGGTCAGACAACAAGTTCTTTCCGGCTGAACTGGAAATTGAGCGGCAGGCGCTGAAGGCGCTCAATGACGACCTCTACCAGCACGTATGGGAGGGCCGCTGCCGCAGCAAGTCCGGCATCTTGTTCAAACGCCGCTGGTTCAAGCGTTACCCGCTAGGGCAGCACCCCAAGCAGCTGCGCATATACATGTCTACTGACTACGCGGGAGCCCCGGACCCGGACGCACCCGAGCGCGAGCCGGACTGGAACGAGTTCGGCGTGGGAGGCATGGACTCAGGCAGCGCCCTGTGGTTCGTGGACTGGTACTCGGGGCAGGAAGATGCGGCCGACTGGCTGCCGGCGTGGCTGGCCCTGGTGCGCAAGCACAAGCCTCTGGCGGTGTTCGAGGAGAAAGGCCCCCCGTTGCGGATGATAGACGGCACGATCGAGCGGGCCATGCAGAAGGCTGGAAAGGGGCATTACGTCTATCGACACCAACTCCCATCTACTGCTTCCAAGGCGGACCGCGCTCTAGGTTTCGCCGCCTACGCCAGCACGAACGACGTATGGGTGCCGGAATGTGATTGGGGTGATCGCCTGGTCAACCAGCTGTGTGCCTTCACCGGACAGGACGGCAAGGTCGATGACATGGTGGATGTGTGCAGCTTGTTCGGCCGTGGTGTCGATGAGATGGCCGATGCTCTGCCGGAGCTGACTCCAGAGCATCGCGGCGTCAAGCCGTTTACGGTAAAGTGGCTAACGAGCGGCGATAAGCCGGCAACGTCTGGGAAAAGGTATTGACCCATGAATGAGATCGTCGTCGATCAGGTGACTGCGGCGGTGGCCGATCAGGGGACCCCGCCGGAGGAGCGGGCCTTGGTCAAGCAGTGGGAGCGCACGCTGATGCACGCCCGTAAGGGCGATAAGCCGTTCCGCGAATGCGTGATCCGCGACCGCAAGTTCGCCACCGGGGAAGCGCTGGCCGGGTATGAGGTAAGCACCAACTTGGTGCAGGCTACCATCGACACGCTGATCCCGTTCCTGTACGCCAAGGACCCGGACGTGGACGTGGTGCCGGCTGATCAGGTGCCGCCACCGGTAAAGCAGCGCCCGCAGCCGCCGCAACCGCCCGGCCCCACTGTGGACCCCGCCACTGGGCAGCCGATGATGGCTCCGGATGGAATGCCCATTTCGCCCGATCCGCAGGCGCTGATGCAGTACCAGATGGAGATGGCGCAGTTTCAGGCGCAGCAGGCGCAGGAGCAGGCCGAGGCCGAGCAGATCCGGCAGCAGAACGACTTCATTCGCCGCCTTGCCGCGACCATCGAAATCGTCATCACCAAGCTGTGGCACAAGGGCAAGCTCAAGGCGGGGGCCAAGCAGTGGCTACGCGCCGGCATGACTTCGGCCGAGGGCTGGCTCAAGGTCTCGTTACAGGGCGACCTGGCGACCGATCCGACCGTGCAGAAGGAATTGGCAACCCTGCAGGAGCAGCTGGCCCAGATCGAAGTGCTGAAGGCCCAGATTGAAGATGGGGAGTGCCACGACTACGACGCAGCGATGGCAGACCTGCAGGCAAAAATCGACGGCGCACAGGCGCGGGTCGAGACCTACGTCGCGCGCTGCTTGGCGGTGGACTGGATTGACACGCTCGACTTCCAATCTCCGCTGTCGCTGCGCACGATGAGTGAGTACCCCAATTCCCCTTGGCTGGCGGACGCGACCTACTATACTGTGGCCGATGCTTGCGCCCGCTTCAAGCTTGACAAGGCGCGCTTGGCCCACGCCACCACGTGGAAGCCGCCCCAGACCGAGAACTACGGTTCTCAGCAGCCGACCGAAGGCGGTTATGCCGGGACCGATGGCGAGGTCTGGACCCGCCAAGCCGACAAGGAAGCCAGCGGCTTCGTTCGGTGCTGGGAGATCAATTCGCGTCACGACAACATGGTTTTCACATGGATCGAGGGGACGGACTTATGGGCCAAGGCCCCGGCTCCGCCGCGCTTCGCCACGACCCGCTTCTACCCGTATTTCCTGCTGGCCCTGTACGAATGCGACGCAACCCGCCACCCGCAGTCGCTGGCCTGGCGGCTGTCGAAGCTGCAGGAGGAATACGCCATCACCCGCAGCAACTTCGCCGAGGTGCGGCGGCGCGCCAAGCCGGGGGTGCTGGTGGATGGCACCAACATCGAGCCGGGCGACATGGACAAGGTCCAGCAGTCGGGTAATCAGGAGTTCACCGTGGTGAACCCTGTTCGCCCCGGTGAGCCGCTGAGCAACAGTTTTGCCCCGAAGCCACACAACAGCGTGGAGCCGGGCCTGTACGACACCCAGCCGATCCGCGCCGACATGGAGACGATCAGCGGCGCGCAGGAGGCATTGACTTCGGGAGTGCAGGTCGCCAAGACCGCAACCGAAGCCGAGATCCAGCAATCGGGGTTCGGTGCGCGCTCGGGCTATTCGCGCGATTGCCTCGATATGGCGCTGGACGATCTGGCCCAGTACACCGCGGAACTGGCTTTGGAAGCCTTCACCCCCGAGCAAGTGCGACAGATGGCCGGGCCGCATGCGGTGTGGCCGCAGGGGATCGAGAAAGACAAGCTTGAGTCCTTGCTGTATGTCGCAATCCGGGCCGGCTCCACTGGTAAGCCCAACACCACCGCCGAGCGTCAAGCGTGGTCGGCGATCCTGCCGCAGCTGCAGGCCATGATCGGCCAGATCGGGCAAGCGGTGGGGGCTGACCCGCGCGAAATGGCCGACAAGCTGACCGAACTGCTGCGCGAGACGGTCATGCGTGCCGGGGATCGGATCGACGTCGATCGCTTCCTGCCCATGGCGAGCCCAGGGGCGCAGGCGGGGATGGCTACCATGCAAGCCCCCCCCGGGGTGGGGTCGCCCCAAACGGGGCAACCTATGCCGCAACCGATACAAGCACCGCCGATGGCAATTCCGCCGCCGGAAACTGTCCAGTAAGGGGAACCCATGCCGAATCCGAACGAAACCGAAGCCGAGACTGCTGAAACTACCGAAGCTCCGAAGGTCGAAGACCTGATCGCCGAGGCCATCGGTCTGGAGCCGGAGGCCGAAGAGGAAGCCGTTCCCGATGAAACTGTAGAAGCCGTAGCGACGGACGAAGCCGCGGCTGAGGTCGATGACACGGCGGAGGAGGCGACTCCTGTCGCCGCTGGCTTGGAAGACGCGGACGTTACCAAGGAACTGGAAACCCTCGGAATCACCAAGCCCGACAGCCAGGCCCGTTTTCGGGAATTGGCGAACGAAGCGAAGGAAGGCCGGCAGTGGCGTCAGCAGGCAGAACAGCAGGGCGAGGTGTTCGAACACCTGCAGCGCAATGGCATCTCCGGCGAGCAATTTGGCGGCATGGTCGGCTATCTGGCGCACCGCAACAGCAATGACCCGACGCGGCTGCGGGCAGCCTTCGATACACTGGCGGCCGAAATGCAGGGCCTGGCTAAGCAGCTGGGCATCGAAGCCCCGGGCGTTGACACGCTGGCCTTTCACCCTGATCTGAAGCGCAAGGTCGATGATGGTGAACTTGACCGTGACACCGCCACGGCATGGGCCGCCGACAAAGCCAAGGCCGAGTTTGCGGCGAAGGCCGACGCCTTCCGCGCGCAGCAGGACACGGCCACCCAGAGCGAGGAGCGCGCGCGGCAGGATCTGACCGCGCTGGGCAACGAACTGCAGACCCGCGACCCTCACTACGATCGGGTCTATCAGGTATTGGTTCCGACGTTGCGCCCGGTGTTGGCCCGGCTGCCCCCCGATAAGTGGGTCGAAGCTACCGCCGACGCCTACCGCGATTTGCGCCAGCAGTTGGCGGCCTCTGGGCAACTGGTTGCGCCGAAGCCGGCACCGATCGCTAAGCGGCCCGACCCCAACAACCCGGGGCGGCCGAACGGGGCCGCGGGTGGCCAAGCACCGAAGACGGCCGAGGCGGCACTACTGGCGCAGTTTGGGTATAGCGACACCTGAGCAGATACAGAGCCCCGCTTCGGCGGGGTTTTGCTTGAACAGGGCTTGACAACGTAACTAGCAGGCATATGCTTTGATCGTCAGCCAAAATGCCAGCTGACCACGCGAAGCGAAAGCCGATTCGCACCGGCAGGACGTAAACTC